TTTTTGCTAAACTAGAAGGCAAACACATAACCTAATCAAAGGATAACTTGCATTTAATATGTCATATTTGCAACCAACCCACAAAACTTTATAAAGTTGGATTTAAGTGTGTTACAAAAAAATGCACATTGTATGGTAAAGTGTTACTTAGCAACCCAATTAAGAAGGAAGAAGAATAGTGAAAGATAAAAACTATTGGAAGTTTATTTTAGATAAGGCTTTTAAGACAGGTTTACAAAGTTCTATCTCTCTGTATCTCGCTCAGAGTTCGGGGATTATTTCTGCTGATTTACTTGAATTAGTTGGAGTTGCTTTTTTAACTGCGTTTCTTAGCGTTGTTCAAAACGGACTCCTACAGGCTAATCCTAAATATACATTTGATAACAAATAGAAGGTGCTTAGCCTTAAGAAGTTAATTTGTATTACTTCTGTATGCTTTATTGCAGTTCCAATACCTGCATTTGCAGTTGATACAACAGTTGATGAGCCATTTGATGAGAATGGTTTTACTCAATCAACTATAAGTGTTACAAATTGGTCTTTAAATAATGACACCAATACAAATTATGAAATAGGTAATACTTGGGCAGGGCAGTACGGTAGCACAGGATATTCCATAAATTACAATATGCTAAGTGTTAGCAATCGTATGCTACAGATTACTTTTAGTGAAACTGATATTACTGAAATAGGATTTAAAGTTGGTGCAGTAAATAATGAATGGAGTTACAACTTATTTATAAAAGACGCTGAAGGTAATTCTTCTAATCCTGATTGGGTAACACATTCAATTACAGGTGGGTATCAAGACTTTGATGAGTCTTATGAAGCACCAACAGGTTATACAATTTGGCGTATCGAGATGAACTTTAGTGATTATGTATTGATTGATGATTTATACTATGTTTATGATGACGGAACTACTGCGACAACTACAACATCTTCTACTACGACTTCTTCCACTACAACTACTTCATCTACTACAACGACATCTAGTACGACAACAACTACAACAACAATTCCAAAAACGCAAGATGAGATTGAGATTGAAAAAAATTATTTGGAAACAGGTATTTATGAAACTAATGACGAGAGAGAAAATCGACAACAAGAAGAAGCATTAGATTGGGAGAGAGAAAACAACTATGAAGAAACAGGAATATTTGAACTTGATAGTGAGCGTAGAGATAGAGAAGAAAAAGAATATCAAGAAGAACTAGAGAGACTTGAAGCTGAAGAAGAAGCAAGAATACAAGCTGAGTTAGAAGCCGAGTTAGAAGCTCAAAGGCTTTATGAAGAAGAACTAGCAAGAATTGAATCTGAAAAAGAAGCAGAGATAGAAGAACAACTAGAAGAATCTATTGACTTAGAAGAATTAGATTTAGAAGAAGAAGAAGTCCAAGAGCTTATAGATACTATACAAGAGATTGAACAACAAAACCTTGAAGAAGTCTATGCGATAGAAGAAGAAATAATAGAAATAGAAATTCTAGACTTTGAAGATATTATTATTGTCATTGAAGAAGATGTAGAAGAAACTATACCAATAAAGGAAATTTTTGAAGAAGATGAGTTGGACGAAGAGATACTTGGAGATGACTCCGAGACAACGCAAGAGATTCAAGAAGAAGATGAAGTCTTTGTTGAAGAAGTAGAGCTTACTGAAGAAGAAATACAAATAGAAGTAGAAGAACTTACAGAAGTTATAGAAGAAATAGTTGTAATAGATATTCCTGAAGTAACTGAAGAAGAACTTGAAGAATTTACTGAAGAAGAATTACAAGAATACGAAGAAGCAAAGGAAGAAGCCATTGAAGAATATGTTGAAGAACTTGAAACAGAAGAAGTTATACAAATACTTGAAGAAGTTAATGACGCAGGATTGGAAAACCTTGACGAAGTTAGCGAAGATGTACTTGAAGTTGTAGCTCAAGTTGTTGAAGAAGTAATAGAGATAGCACAAGAAGAAGAACTAACCGAAGAACAAGTTGAAGTTGTTGCAGAAGTTTTAGGCTTTGAAGAAACAGATGATGTTGAAGTCTTAGCTGAAGCAATTAAAGAAGATAAAACTGTTGAAAAAGCAGTAGAAGAATTTGTTGATAGAGCAGTTGAGAACGCTGATGTAGAAAACTACACACTAGCAGACGCACAAACAGAAATTGCTTTTGAATCTTTAGTGGCAGGAGACTTTAGTGTTATTATAGATGTAGATTTAGACGCAATAGATTTAACAAACATATCAAATGATATGACACAAGATACTAAGGAAAAGGCTCAAGAAGTTTTAGTCCCAACAGTTATTGTAAATATCATATCGTTTGTAAGGAGATTTAATTGATAAAGAAATTGTGGTCTTGGTGCGTAGAAGCAGTAAAAGAAACCCTTAACCTTGCGTGGACTCTTTCGGGTCTAGCTATTGCGACATTGACTTTGACAGGAAAATCGCAAGTAATAACTTTTTATGCAACTGTAATTACATTAGTAATATGGTTAGTAACAATAGGTTTTAGAAGGTAACTAAATGGAAGCAAAAATAAATTTAAGTCAGATACTTCAAGGTGGATTAGCTATGTTAGTAGGTTGGTTATTTAAAACAGTTAATGATTTACAACAAGAAGTAGCAACACTTAAAGCACAAGTCCAAGCGTATCAAGATAGTATTTCAGGATTTAATCAGAACTTAGTAATAATTGAAGAAGTAATTAGAGAGATATTATTTAAAGTCGGTGGATAATGTGTAAATATTGTAAAACAGAAAAAGGATTAGTTCATAGTGGAACTGACGGAATCTATTTAGGTTGTTTAGAAGATTTACATAAAATTTGTTATGATTGTGCTAATAAAAATGTGCTTAGTAAATAAAAAAGATGACGGCTCTTTTGTGCAGATATGTAACTGCAAACACGGAAGCGTTCATTGTAAGGAGAACTAATGGCAGATAATGGAATGACTAACAAAGAGATGTTAATGCTTGTCTTAGAAGGACAAGATAAGATAAATTCTCGCATTGATGAGCTACACGAGAAGGTAAATACAAAGATTTCTAGGTCAGAGTTAATGGCTACTGCAACCTTTATTGTTTTACTTATCGGTGGAATAATCCAATATTCTATGTAAATTAGCCATTTAGAGCCGTTTTAAGACATAGTTTAATCATTTAAAGTAAAAGACCCTAGAAGCTATTGCTAGTATCTAAGGTCTTTTTTTTTATATAAATCACAAATTAACAATTTATGATTTATAATACTTATTGTATCAAAGTATAACAAAGGAGTTATATGCCTTCATTAATTATTGAAGGTGTGATTGCGTGTCTATTATCTTTGCCACCAACGACACAAGGCTTAGATAATTACATAGATTGCAGGGAACAATACGAAAAGGTTGTAGTTGTACAACAATGGATTCCTTTATTGCAAACACACTTTAAGGAAGAAGATGTCTTACAAGCTAGTCTTATGATTTATTGTGAATCATCAGGCAGACCAAAGGCAACTAATACAAATACAAATATGACTAAGGACATTGGACTCTTTGCGTTTAATGACCTGACTTGGTCTTGGTTGCAGGACAAACTTAAATTCACAGGCAGTAGAAAAGACCCAATCCTAAATATAAAAGTAGCGTCTTGGCTCTTTTATAATGACGGCAGGGGTAAGCATTGGTACAGTAGCGAACATTGTTGGGACTATGATTTTTGATACACCATTATTAGACGATATAGATGAGGAGTTGAATGATAAAGAAGTACAACTTTACAGAACAAGACAAGATAGGGAAGCTCGGAGAAAAACTAATACTTAAACATTACAACTCAATTACAGATGAGAGTGGTAATAAGTTTCACGCAAGAGCTACAAGAATTGATGAACAACTACAAGGTGCTGACCTTATGGTATTTAATCAAAGCCTTAAAACTAATTACATAGAAGTTAAAACTGATACACAAATAGAAGATACTAATAATGTTGCTTTGGAATATATGATTGAGCAAGATAATGGGGACTTGCAGATTGGTTGTCAGATGAAAACCTTTGCAGACTTTATGATGTATTGGAGTTATCCAACTAACTATGTAAGATATTGGAATCCTACAAAGCTACAACCATACATTGTTTCTTGGATAAGAGATAGTAAATATAAATCTGTAAAAGTAATTAATGAGAATCAACAGGGAGATAAATGGTTTGCTCATTGTTTGCTTGTACCTACTTATGAATTTGATAAACTTAAACAAGTTAATAAATTTTTAGTTAGCTTAGATGTATTACAAGGAGTTTTAGATGAAGCTATTTAATGGGGATTGTTTAGAGGTAATGCAGGATATACCTGATAACTCAGTAGATTTTATTTTAACTGATTTACCTTATGGAACTACTGCAAGTAATTGGGATAAAGTTATACCAAACAATTTAATGTGGGAACAATTAAAAAGAATAAGGAAAGAAAAAACTACTATTGCTTTATTTGGTACTGAGCCATTTTCAACATATTTAAAAATGAGCAATATAAAAGAATATAAATATGATTGGATTTGGAATAAACAAATTCCTAGTGGAATATCTTTTTGTAATTATCAACCAATGAGATTAACAGAATTAATTAGCATATTTTATAAAAAATCTAATTACTATCCACAAATGATTAAAAGAGATAAACCAATTAAACAGGGTGGAACAAATGTAAAAAGCACAGTTGCTTATAATGGTAAAAATCCAAAAAATAGAAAAAAAGTATATACACATAAATATCCAACAAATATATTAAATTATCAAAAAATAAGACAAGGAAGTTTGCACCCAACACAAAAACCTGTAGAACTTCTTGAATACTTAATTAAAACTTATACAAAAGAAAATGAAACTGTTTTAGATTTTACAATGGGGAGTGGTAGCACAGGAGTTGCTTGTGTAAATACAAATAGGGATTTTATTGGAATAGAGTTAGATAAAGAATATTACAATATTGCAAAGGCTAGAATTTGTGAAGAAGATTTATAAAAATAATTACCTTGATGAACTAAAACTAACAAATGGAAAACAAAAAGATAAACCTGATTTTAGAGTGTTAAGTCTTGGTGCAGGTGTGCAAAGCTCTACTTTACTTTTAAAAATGATTGAAGAAGAAATACAACCTGCTGATGTATGTATATTTGCTGATACAGGTAATGAGCCTAAAGAAGTTTATGAGTATTTAGATTACCTAATAAAATTTACTAATAATAAAATTCCAATTTATCAAATAATGAAATCAAATATCGTAGAAGATTCTTTAGCTGAAGCAGAAGTAGGAACTAACAAAGGATTTTTAACTATGCCTGTTTATGCACAGAATGAAGAAGGTAAAAAATCTATGGGTAGGAGACAATGTACAAATGATTATAAGATACAACCTTTGCATAGAAAAATTAGAGAGCTTATGGGTCTTAAAAATTTGCGTGGCAAAAGTATTGAAATAGTTATGGGTATAAGTTTTGATGAACAACAAAGGGCAAAGACTCCAAAGAATCAATGGCAGGTACATTGTTATCCGTTTATACCTAGTGAAATAACTAGACAAGATTGTTTAAATTACTATGACTCAAAAGAAGTAACTAGACCACCTAGAAGTGCTTGTATTGTATGTCCTTATCACAGTAACGCAGAGTGGTTAGATATGAAAAACAATTACCCTGAAGATTTTAAATTTGCAGTAGAGTTTGATGAAAAGATTAGAAACAAAGGTAAAGACGGATATAAGAATTACTTACACAGAACTATGATACCTTTAAAAGATATAAACTTTACTGTAAAATCAAAGGGCTATCAAATGACACTAGAATTAGATGATTGTGAAGGAATGTGTGGATTGTAATGAAGAAGATTGAATGGCAAGAAGATGAAACCTTTAGCGAATACAAGATGAGAAAACACGAAGGTATGCAAGGTATGGGTCAAAAGACAGTTAAGAAAAGAGAAGGTTGGTCTGACAATCAAAAGCGTGGGCTAACTAATAAGAACAAAGGTAGAAGAAAACAAAACCTAGCAAGGAAGAAACTAAAGATACCTGATACAAAGTTTAGAAGCCAAATGGGTAATGAAGAATCTTGGCAAGGAGAAGTCAGAGTAGAAGTTAAAGCAGGGAAACAAGTACAAACCTTATGGACTAAATATCAAAAAGCTAAAGAACAATCTGACGCTAATACAAGGATTGGAGATACAAGACCTTTTATGTTTGTTGCTATGCCTGACGGAACTTCTAATGGATTAGTTGTAGTAGAGCTTGATAAGTTAGATGAAGTTGTCTTTGCAT